ACATTCAACCTTAACAATGGCTTTACTTTTGGCTTGTAATATTCCGCAACGTACGAACCATAGACGCGGATATGATCAAGGTTAAATCGCTGGTCGCCTTGTGCTTTCCAGATGTCAACAATAATCGGATTGCCATTGTCCCAGTTGCTTTTGCCTAAGTCGTCCAGCAACCACAAAAACGCGCTGGCGTTATCATATTCGTTCGCGTCAACAGCAAGGCAAGGCTGGTGGATAATTCCACGCTTTGACGGAACGAGATTAACCCATTTTGACGAAAACAGCGGATCCCGAACCGTCCCGAACATTCCCACCTGATAATTCATATCGTAGTTAGCTGGTATCAGATCAGGGTGATCATTGATACAATATCCTTTTTTCATTTCATCTCCATTTCGTATATCTACATTATACAACACTTGTCAAGCCCAACTGGTAAGTAATGCTTACATGTTGTCAATGATTATTTCCAATATCCCCAAATTTGCAAGTGAACATCAAATGTTCCTGCACCGCTGGCATCAATTTCATAATAAATATCTCCGTTGCTGTCACATGGAACAATACCAGTATATCTGGCAAAACGATCATTTATGTATGGCGGTGAAAACCTTTTGCCTACACCTCCTGACGCGTTTGGTGAAAGTGTTAATACAGTGTCAGTTGTCTGGCTTGCGCTATCTCTTACTGACACCGTTACATCTATTGCCTTTACACCAGCAGGCACACCAAACACCGCTGATAAGTCTATCTTTGTTTTTGCCGTTGTAGAAAACGAATCACCGTCCCATGATGTAGAGGTAAGAGGATAGGTGAGGAATACAGGTAGCCATCCTTGCTGAATTGTTCTAAGTGCGTTTATCTGCTCTTGTAATCCATTCAGTTTTTTCATCAAATCCATATAAAAAGAATCTGTCATTCGTCCTCCCCGTATATATAAGCGGTTACGGTATCAACATTATTACTACCATCGTTACCGTATAAAATACTGTAAGCACTAATTCTACAATCGAATGTGTTATCAAGATACGTTGCCCGTATTTTATCCCCATAGTTCCAATCACGCCCGTATTGTAAGCCTTTTGTCGATCCAATTTTACCTGTCAATGTCAGCATACCTTTGTTCTTTTCAAGCAATTCCCTTGCTTCGTTGTCAAGTAGTGTTTCTGATACGACCTGAAAGTTTTCGGATACAACCTCACGTCTTGACCATATTGAATCATCAATATTAGTGCTTGTCGCGGATCCAACTAATCTTGATTCTTTATCACCGATACCGGCCATATAAGCGGCTGTTTTTTCGTTCGCATAACTCCACCGCAATTTTGGCTGTGTCAATGTGTTTGCCTCGACAGATACTATAACCGTATCAGTCAGGTCGTCACCGCGTTGGTCTAAGTATGTTTTGAATGTGAAAGGATATGAACCGTCATACTCTACATCGAACGTCACCCATGTCCCGGCATTTCTGGATTGGTCAACCAGGCTTTGAATAGTTGACAGAACATATTGACGGCTGAACGCTTTTGTTACACTTGCACCGAACCCGTCATCACTGTCAATGGTAAAATAGCTTGATGATATATTTCTATCAGTATCAGTGGATGAAACAAAGTTTTCGTCAATAATCTCTTTTATCACGTCACACGCAACGCCTGATTTTGTTGCCTGAGACGATTCTGCAGCATATTCAACTTCACGCCCGTCCAGTATATAATTTGAATCAAGTCCATAAAGGTATATGTAATCTTTGCCGTTATTGTCCCTGTAAAACTCCCAATTCCTGAGAAAGTATGCTGTTTCCCCGTCAAGTGAAATTGACCCGTCCCCATTATCGCGCCACACTTCCATGATCATGTCTTTTGTGAAAAAAGACGCTGGTAATGTCATTGGTATTCTAATCTCACATGGCTGGATTGCCTTATCAGCACGCCCACAAGATAGCATATTGAATTTAGTTAGCCGTTTTACCTCAAGCCCCGATGGTGTTTTTAGAATAACCTGGTATCTACTCATATAATGCTCCATCTACCCCGTGAAGATGTTTAGTCCATTTCATAACGGCCTTAGTATTGCTATCAGTTGTACCGTCAATGAATGTGGCTATTCTGTTAGTTCCAGGTATCAGCGGAAAATCTAAGTTACTACCTTTCAACACGTAGCCCTTTACGCTTCCCCTGAAAGATGAAACCATTGTTATGTTGTCAGGTCGTAAGTCCATTGTAATCACTTCACCAGACAACAATGTCAGGTCGTTGAAATATATTCCCCTGCCCGTTGTCGTGTTGACAATTTGCCTGAGCAATCCTGTACCGGTCACCTCGATGATAGGATAGGTTTTCGCCTTGCCTGAGTTGGTGACGTCTGTGTCGCCCGCTGTTTCTGCGGAGCCTGAGGTTGAATATCCAACATATAGATTATCAATATTGTCAAACAATAAACCATATACATTGGGTGTTCCTGGCAAGTTTATATCTAGTGGCTTATAAACTCCATTTCCAATATAAACTGCTATTCTATCTGCAACCGGAATATCTCCTGCCTCTGTAAACGATCCAGACAAATAAACAATGTTATTTTTTATTAATAGTTTATAAACAGCACCATTAACACTATCTCCAACAGCTTCCCATTTTTGACCATTCCATTTGGCAATATAAGCAGTGTTGGCAACTCCACCAACTGAACCAAAATCTCCTCCTGCATATAAATTTCCGTTACCATCTATTGCTAACGCACGACATTCGCCGCCTAATACTCCAGTTCCTAAACTTTCAAATGCTGTACCAGTCCATTTTACAATACCATCACCATTTGCATCACCGATGTTTGCAAATAAGCCAGCGATATAAACATTATTTTCTTTGTCTACTACAATTGCATTTACAGTCTGATTCAATCCAGTTGATAATGCCGACCAAGTAGTGCCGTCCCACTTTGCAATGTAAGTAGCATAAGCAATTCCACCAACAGCCAAAGAATTATTGCTGCTAACATATAAATTCCCGCTGTTATCTATTGCTAACGCAAAACAATAGCCTTTTAATCCTGTTCCTAAAGACGTAAGTGTTGAACCGTCTGATCCAAGTTTTACAATATAATCACCGTTTGCATCGCCACAGTCTGTAAATGCTCCGCCAATATATAAATTTCCAGAAGCATCAAAAGTTAACGCATAGACTATACCATTTAATCCTGCTTTTACAGCCACCCACGTACTACCGTTCCATTTAGCCAGATAATCAGCATTAGGATCACCACCTGCATTTGTAAAATTACCACCGATATAAATTACTTTCGTTATTGGATGTTGTGCAATTGCATAAACTGTTCCCGTCACCCCTGCCATTGCAGACCACACACCATCACTACCACGCTTCACAATATAATCAGCGTTAGCAAGTGTGTCATTGAAATCAAGCTCTGCAGCTTCTTCCCCGTCTACCTGGATTGTTGGCTCGTATAATTCAAAGGTAATGTCGGCAAAGTGTACAAATCTGCGTAATGGTGACTTGTCTAATCCTGATACATAATTGCATTTTATGTTAACCGGATCACTGGCAGCAACACCATCGTCATCATAACCCTGATAGCGTAAAACAAGCGGCTCGTTATAAGCGGTAACATTCGGCTTAATCAGATTAGCAAATCCGTTCCTGCTCGACATGATGTCGCCAAGTTCGTTACCCTTAAACGACACCTGAATGGAGAAGTATTCAGACTTGTGATTGCTATATAAATATTGCTTGCTGCCGTTTGTCATTGGCACGCTGACATTATCAACACTTGGCAAGCCTAGCCCATCGGTTAGTATTATTTTACAATATGTCTCGAGGTCAACAAGTTCACCGCCTGATCTGGTATTTGCTGTTCTGATACTTGTGCTGGCATGTACCGCACCCGACCAATAATAATCAAGCACATTTTCAGATACAATATTTCCGCTTTGATCTCCGTCGATGTAGGTTGTCGGTACTGTTCCTGTTTCAAGTTGTACTCCGTCTATATAAATATAATTGCCAACTACTACATTTCCAGAATTGTCACTGATATGAAGTTCCCCTATTAGATCGCCTGAATCTGGTGTGATATACGCATAAATACGTTGCCATCTATCCCTGATACTTAGGTTTGCATATCCGAGTGTTGATGACCCACCGACAAATCCAGAAAAATATAAATATAAATTAGTCCCACTGTAGCCAGAAGGAACAAATATATCAACCCCTGCAACGTGTGGGGTGTTTGTTATTACGATATTATAATATGCTAAATCAATGTTATTGCTGTAAGTGCATTTTAAAGAATATAGTCCACGCACTGCGTGTTCTGTTGACATTGCTTTTGTGTTAGTACCACCTGTCAACCACCCACCGCTTGATGTAGTCTCAAAGCTAGGATTAGTGATCAGGTTTGTTGCTAGTTTAGGCTTTACTGCATAAATCTTATAATTTGTTACTGTCATATTGCTACCGCCAATCCCATGTATTTGTCAACTCCATAAAGCACCGCATTTGTACCGTCGTTTGTGTAGATGTTCATTGTTTCTATTGATGGTAAATTGCTACCGCCGCCTAAATTAACACCGCTTGATCGTAATGCTTCCACAATTTGCTGCGCGTTAACCACCTGTCCGCTGGTATTCGGCATGAACATTTCCGGACGTCCGTATTCACCCCACTTGATAGAATCACCACCCATGACACCACCGCCACCGGCTTCCATTATTGGCTTGTCCGTACCTATACCAATGCTGCCAGAACCGATTGCGTTTGCTACCCGCTGGAAGTCATCATATCCGTGAATAGTTAGCCAGAAATCAACATTGACGTCGTCTGGAACTTTTTCCATTGCGTCTTTTAAGTCAACTGTACGCTGTATAAACTGTTCCTCTGTTATGATTCCGTCTTCAAATGCCTTGCGTAGTATTTTCGTTTTTTGTGTTGCATATACTGTTTTTTCATCTACCAAGCCCATAGCTTTAGCAAGCTCTAACGCTTGAAATTCATTTAATCCCTGAGATGCAATACTGAACAATAACGATTCGGTATAGCTTTTCATGGCAGCGTCTGCGTTATTAGTTGCGTCTGTTACTTCTATCGTTGCATCTTCCATATCATCTAGCAACGGAATGTTTATTCCAAATTGGTCGGCAAGTTGCTTTTCGTGTTCGTCCCATTTAGAGGTAGCTATTGCTGCGTCATATTCTGCTTCAGATAATAATTCTACTGCTTTTCTTGCTGCTCCTAATTTTATAGCGCCGTCGATATTTGTTGAAATAAGTTCGCCGTTTTCATCAACAAGTAGTCCAGTTCCTTCTAATGTTCTATTTACGGCATCAATATAATCATCATAAGTAGGAATGCTTTTACCAAGTGAATCGTTCACATCGTCTAATATTGACGACCATCCACCGCTGCCAGACATTACGTTTATTCCATCAGTTAATACACTTATAAGATTTTCTGTTGCTGGTGTTGCAACTGTTTGCATCTTTGTAGCCAAATTTCCAATAGATGCTTCAAAGCGCATAAACGAACCGATTGACTCGTCTGTCACACTACCAACAGTGGCAATCTGTTCTTCTGCTTGTTGTAAGAACGCTTCATTAAACGCTTCGTTTGTGCTCATTCCAGTTGCTTTTAGGGCTTCCACTTTCTCATCAAATCCAGCTACTGATATGCCTAATTGGTCAAAGCGTCTGGTTGTCTGATTAGTCAAAGTAAGAACAAGCTCGTTCATATCCATACCAAGTTGACCAGCAACGCTTGTTAGCCTTACAACTTCATCATGTGAATCTGCTAAACCAAGTGCCATAAAATCAGTAGCACTTGCCATCAATTCCATGTCTGAAACAGTGCCATCGGTTGCCTTGCGTAAATCTTTCATCAAAGCATCTGTTGTAGTTCCGATTGATGACGTAAGGTTGTCAAACTTTGATGTTAAATATTCTAAGTCTGCGCCTTCGCGTGCAAACGCATAAACTTTTTTCATAGAACCATATATTGCTTCAAACGCCTGTTGAGCTAATTGAACCTTTGCGTATGTTTCAAGCATGGATGATGAAGCCTGTTCACCGAAACCTTTTACTTCAGCTTTTGATCCGTTTAATCCACTTGTCAGCTTGTCGGTTTTGGCTTCAATGTCCCAATACATGCTGCCTATTTTTTTACCCATGCAGCCTCATTTCTTTGTGAACTTTGATTTGCTTGCCTTACTGCGAGCGTCATCGACTTGGTTTAGGTTTACCCAATCCTGGTAGGTGATGTTTTCCCTTATGTATTCCAGTGTCCAG